GCTATAACAGAGGCTATAATGCAAATTATCAAAGCTTCTTTTATGGCTGTATTAGCGATATAGTTGTGTTTAACACAGCGCTTACCCCAAAACAAAGAAAATCTTTGTACGCTTATATATCAAACAGAAAGTTAAAAGTCAAGGCTTCAGCAAATAGAAATGATGAGCTTGACAGAAACACTATAAAAGATCAAAATGGTTTTGCGGGATTCAACATAGGTCCAAGTTGGTAATATGTCTAATCAAAGTCACAATTCATCACTGTTAGATTTAGAGCCAGATACTCTTATAGAGTTGTACGAGCTCGATTTAGGTGAACAAGATGGTTTGTACCGCTTTCATCCGGGTAAAAATAATGTCAAAGACATTATGCTTCGAGATAAAAATGGAGTTTTGCAAACTTATTATGCTTTGCCTATTGAAGCTAGTGGTTTCGAGTCTAGAGGCGATGGGCAACTTCCCAGACCAAGGCTTCTTATAGCTAATCCGCAAGGCGTGATTACAGATGCGATAAAAAGAAGGTCTGATTTAGTAGGAAATACCATCATAAGAAAAAGAATTTTTTTAAAGTTTTTAGATAATGAAAATTTTCCTAACAATTTTAATCCTTTTGCAATCCCTGATCCTGAGTCAAGATTTGATGATGATATATTTTCGATAAACAGAAAATTACAAGAAAATAAGTATTATATAGAGTTTGAACTTGTCTCGCCTTTAGAGCTAGAGGATGTAAAAATACCCGCTAGGGTTATGATTGCAGATTATTGCGGATGGCAGTATAGAGGCGCTGGCTGTCTTTATGGTAAAAGAGATGATTTTGATAATCAAAGTGTATCTATGGCTGACGGAACTCAAATTAGCCCGTCAACTTTTTTCGCTAATGATAATGGATTAAATTTAGGTATACCTGTAGCAGACGAAAACAATAAAAAATTTAATACATCTGATGGTTACAATTTGACTTTAAATTGGGTTGGAGATTATGACAAGGACTCTGTTTCAGTAGTTGCAGATGGTGCTGCTAGCAGTGGAGCGACTTCATTAAGTGTTGACGCTTTATCTTCTGCAATAGGTAAAGATAGGACTATAGTTTTTTCAAGCGGCGCAACTTTCAAATTGAGCGCAGATGCAGCTTCGGGCGCAACTTCTTTAAGCGGCGTTTTATCTGCTAATGTAGCAGACGATGAAACTGGCGACACTAAATATGTGGCCGGAGATACAATAAAATTAACTTCTAGGATTAGAAACTTATCAAAAGAAAACTTAAGCGATACCCAAGAAGATGCTCAATCTGCTCCAGATTTATTTTTTGTTTGCATAAAGGAAGTGGCAACCTCTAAAGATCCCCGGTATGAGCAAGAATATTGGAGAACTGACGAATGCGGCAAAAATTTAACAGCTTGCAAATGTAGATATTTCGACAATGGACAATACAAGCCCGGACTACCATTTGGAGGATTTCCATCTATTGAAAGATACAAGTTTTAATAAAAAATTTTTAAAAACAATAGTAAAAGTAAGCAATGTTTGCGATTTCGAAGTTTGCGGCGCAGTAACAAAAGAAAAAATTCATTTTTTTAAAAATTTATCTTTGAGTCCGCAGGATACTTTTTACATAAATCCTTTGGATTATACAAAAATATACCCAAAAATACAATTTTTCTTTCATTCTCATTGCTTAGGTGGCGCAAAGCCAAGCGAAGCTGATATTTTTATTTCTACTGAAATAGACCGCCCTTTTTTGATATATTCTACTATCAGTAAAAATTTTTCATTTTATACGCCAAAAACTCAGAACCTAATTTATTTTTCACTTTAAATGTGTATAATAATAGGTAATGACTACAGTTTCACTTGAAGGCAGGCTAGGACAAATTGTTGGAGACAGTTTTAAGTTTAAAACTCGTACTTTGCGTGAAGTTTTGGCTGCAATAGAAGCTAACACCGGAAAATTGCGTAGCTATCTAAAAGGTAACGGTAAAAGATTTTTTGCAGTTTTTGTGAATGG